TTGTGGTTTTCTGGGTTCCTGCCTGAGTTCCAAGTAACATAATATTACTATAACCTTCTCTTGAAAGATATGCATCACATAGAATCTGAAAACTACCGGCATCAAGTTGTAAAATATGCTGCTTTATTGTAGTAATTGTCGCCATAAATACACCCCCTTAACCAAATACCGCAACCGTAGGGGGAAGCCCGATTACGTCTTCGCAATCCGAGAAATCCCACGTTCCCGAAGCAGCAACGCCCGAAATTGTAAGCGTCGCGCCGCCGACGGGATATATTGCACTACCGCCCGGAAGTGATGTCGGCCCCCAAGCGCCAACAACTGCGCCATTGTAAAGAATTTCAAGGCGTTGTGTTGAGCCGTTAAGCTTTACGCCGTCGCCCCATTGGTTCGGAGCGGAAGCAACCGTTGCGCCCGTAATTGTACCGCCGCTTATGCGGTCGCCGCTGATTGTACCCGAAACAATTAAGTCGCCGTTAATCTTTACAAGGTCGCTAAACTCAAAACCGTTGGCCGTTTGTATGAAGGCACTATATACGCATTGGCTATCTACTTTAACCCAACTTGCAGAAATTTCATTGTAATAATAATAACTTTCGTTAGAAGTGCAAAAATACAACTTCTTTTTTTCTGCTGCGGTTGTGTTTGAATATGTCGGCACGGCGCTGTCGCGTGTGGCCGTGCTGTATTCAACAGATTTCGCAACACGCATTTTTATATTATCGGCGTTGACTTCGATGTCGGCTTGATTTGCTGATATTTGTTCCTGCAAGCCGTCTTCAACCTCTACCAATTCGCCGCGAATGTCGTTTGCTGTAAGGGTTATTGCGTTTGCATTTTGTTGTATTTTGGTGTTAGCGTCTAAAATCGCCGCGGCATTTGTTGAAATTTCACCTTCGGCGGCCGCGAGGTCTTCCCGTAAACTGTCCGTTCTTTCGTACATTTCCGTACTTAACATTGTAAGTTCGCTTGCTGTCAATGTTATACTGTCGGCCGTTTGCCTTATTTCGGTTTCAAGGCCTTCTTTAATGGAATTTACTTCGTCCCGAATTTCGGTCGCCGTTAAAGTTATTTTTTGCGCGTTTTGGTCGATTGACGTTTGAAGCGTCTGTGTCGTTTCGGTTATATGCGCTTCAATTTCACTTTTCAATCTTCCGTCGGCCGCTTCGAAAAGCTGTGTAATTGTCGCCGTTACCTCTGTTATGTTGTCCGAAATTTCTTTCGTGATTTCATTTTTGAAGGTTTGCGAAATAGCGGAGGAAGAAACGGTATCGGCCTTTATTAAAGCGCCGTTGATTTCGCCCGCCGTTATGAAGTCGGCGACGATTGCGCCGTCCTGCGTTATAGCTGTTGCAAAAGGGCCGTTATATCCATTGGAGGAATAGCCCAACCCGCCCGAATTCCAACGCCATATTTTAACGGCTTCATTTATTGAAGGCGCGTCCATTATAAGGATTTCTTGCGGATTGTTCGAAGGGTTTAAAACAACATACCCGCCATTTTGCCCGGTAATAAGCGCCGTTGCGTTTGCCACGGCTGCAGCAATTTTCTTCGCGGTTGCGGTTTCATTTTTCTTTACTTCGGTTTTTATATTTTCTATTTCCTGCGTCGTTTGGTTTATGCTGTCCGCAAAATTGCTTTTTGCGTCGCCCAATTCAATAGAAACATATTTTTCCTTCAAGGTATCGTAAACGGTTTTTATAACCTTCGCTTTTGCTGATACTCCCAACTTTTCAAAATTTACCGTTAGCGTATCACAAAGGCTTACGCGCTCCAAAATTGCATATTGCTTATATTCGGGGCTTTGCCAAAGGTGAGTAAAAGCGACTTTTATACTTACGGAAGGTTTATTATATCCGCTATCAGCCGCCCACGCTTTGGCCTTTTGACGCAAGGCCGCTTCGGTGATTTCTTCATCGTCCGAAAATTTGTCCGTAAAATCCATTGTAAGAACCTTCGGACGTGTAGCGTTTGAAGAATATATAATCTTTTCCGAAAGTGTTACAACAACTTCTTCCGTGTCTTCTTCGTCGCCTTCTTCTTTTTCGGGTGTATATTTCGCATAAGGAAAAAGCGCCGTATAAGTTTCGGAAATATTTTTTTCCTGCTGTAAGTCGGTAAGGTTTTTCCCGTAGCCTATTATAATACCCGTGTCGCTGCCGCGGCTTTCGTGAAGCTTGATTGTAAAATTGTCGAATTCATATTCGCCGCCGTAAACATCAAGCAAAGAACCTTCAACGCCGCCGAGCGCTGCGCGTACACTTAAAAGCGAAAGCGTTGTTGATTTTCGGGAAGCGATGTCGCTTAACCCGCTGTAAGGGTGGGGAACAATCGCCGCTTCAAGAACCTTGTTTAAACCCTGCGCGCCCGTTGCGTTGGTAATAACGACTTTTTCGACCGGGTTTCCCGTGAGTTCATACGAAATATGTTCGCCGTAATAAGTAACAATACCATTTATCGGCTTTGAAGATTTGTATATATGGAATATCTGCGCTTCGCTTGTTTCGTTGGCCTTCGCCTTAACGAAGCAGCCTTCTTGTATATGTTCAAAAAGCGCGCCTTCAATCGGATATGAAAAAGTAATTTCATAAATTCCGTTGCGTTCTTCTGTAACATTGCAAAAAGTGGTATCGCTTAAAATACCTATACCGTTACTTGTGAACGCCGTTTCGTCTTTATCGTATAGAATAGGTATCAAATGCAACACCACCTTGCTTTAATTATTATTTTCGATACATCGCCAACCCACGAAACAGAATTTGCACCCGCTCCGAAGGAAGGGAAGGTGCTAAAACTTATTTTATTATTTTGCAGCGTTGCCGCCTTAAATGCCGATTGCAATTCGCTGTCAATTTCGATATATTCGTCTATATCCGAAATGAAAAACGAATTGTTGTTAATTTGAAGCGTTACCGCTCCCGTTCCGTATATTCTTATATACGGTTGAGATTTCCACGCTTCGGGGTTGTATAACGTTGTCGGCTGTGTTATTACTGTTTCGCGGTCGCCGTCCTTACGGTATTTAAACGGTTTGCAATTAAATGTTATTGACGAAATACCGATTTTTTTTACTTTGTCTTCAATATCCAAAGCGGCGACGTATGCCGCTTTGCGATAATATAACGGGTCGTATGTGTCCGTAAGTGTGAAGTAACCGACTTCGGATTGTAACCACGCTTTTATTTTTCTTGCCATAAGGTCAAGCGGCCTTTCGTCCGAAATCAAATTCACGGGGTAGGTAACGGAAACATTTTTGAATTTCCCGTTGTCATTTATCACGTCGCCGTCTTTGCCCGGTACGGATATAAATTCAACATCACGTTCCGGGCTTGTGATGTGCGGCGTTTCTGTGATAATTAAGCCCATATCTGCGGAAGATACGTTGCGAAAAATAAAACGATTTGTATTTTCTCTAATCACCCAAAAGCACCCCCGCGACGTTTGATATATTCTTCGGCAATTTCCATAAATTCGCCCATAATTTGGTGTAAGTCCTTATCGGTACTATTTACGAATTTTTCTATATTGACATTAAGGCCGCCGAGATTGTTATTGATTTCCTGCATTGCATAACGCGAACCGCCGCCCGTGTTATTCATTGCAGCATTTATCTTCTTTGCAAGAACATCTATCCAACCCGTATGTTTTTCAAGCGGCATAATTGCTTCCGCGCCGTCTTCGCCCGCTATAACGGGGGTTGCCTTCGTCAAAACCGTACCTTCCGCAAGACGTGGCAAAGATAATGTTTTAATCTTTCCGACGGAAACGCCCGGTATTTTGTTAATAAGGCCGATTGCGCCATTTATAAGGCCGATTGCGCCGTTAATTGTATTTTGTATCATAGAAATAACGCCTGGAATGCCCGATTTTATCGCGCCGCCGATTGCGTTTGAAATAGATGTACCCAAGCTTGAAAAGGTGTTCTTTATAGTGTCCCAAAGGCCGCTAAAAAACGAACCCCAAGTTGAAAATACACTCTTTACAGCCGTCCAAGCTGCGGAAAATGTATCACTAAACCACGAACCAACAGAAGCAAAAACAGCTTTTATGCTGTCCCATACTCCCGAAAAGAAGCCCGCCCAAGTGTTCACAATGCCTTTTATGGCTTCCCAAGCTTCCGACCAATTACCACTTAAAACATTCTTTACAACAGCAAATATGCCTTTGATTGTTTCCCATATCGCGGTAAAATACCCCGTTACGGTGTCCCAAATGGCTTTTATGGCCGTCCAAGCGGTTTCAAACATACCGCCTAAATATGTAGCAACAACCGAAAATACGGCTTTTATAGTGTCCCAAATAGCCGCAAAATAGGAAGAAACAACGTCCCAAATTGCTTGAATGGCTATCCAAGCCGCTTCAAAAAATCCGCTTAAAACATCTTTGACAACTGAAAAAATTGTCTGTATGTTCTGCCAAATTGCTTCGAAATACGGTTTTACTAAATCCCAAACAACTTTTATAAGTTCCCAAGCTGCTTGAAACGCTCCCGAAATTGCGTCTTTTACGGGCTGTAAGCTTTCGACTATGTACGCCCAAATTTCTTGAAGCTTCGTCCAAAGGCCTTGAAAATATCCTTTTATAACCTCTATTGCGGGGCTTATCCAATCAAGGAACGCTTGAAAGGCCGTCTTTATTGCTTCCCATAAGCCGATAAAGAAGTTTCGGAAGCCTTCGCACTTATTCCACAAAAGAACAAACGCGGCTACAAGTCCCGCTATCGCAACGACAATTAAACCTATCGGATTTGCGTTCATTGCAGCATTAAGCAACCATTGCGCCGCGGCGACTACTTTTGTCATTGCGGCTTGCGCTGCTTGAACGATGTTGAAGGACGATAAGGCGGTTTTAACCGTCGAAATTACCGAACCTATTTTTTGCATAGCACTTATTGCTGATGTAACGCCCGTTGCCATTTTGCCGAAGGCTATTAAAGCCGGGCCGAGCGCTGCAACAATTCCACCTATTGCAACGATTGCGGTTTTTGAACCGTCCGAAAGGCCCGTAAACCATTGTGCAAAACTTTTGATTTTTTCAACAAACTTTTCAAGCATTGGTGCGAGGGAAGAAAGAATTGTATTTCCTAAATCCGCGCCCGCAAGCTTTAAATTATTAAGTGCAAGCGCTGCTTTGTCGGGTGGGTCAAGTGTTGCATTGAAGGTGTCTGCAACGGTTGTTCCGTATTCGTCCATAGACGCGCACAAATCTTCAATACTTAATCGACCTTCACGAATGGCGTTCGACATTTCGGCCGCGCCTTTCGTTCCGAAAATCTCTTGCGCTATTGTCAAAGCTTCGGTTTCCGTTTTAGCGTTTTTAATGCTGTCAATGGTCTTTTGTAAGCCTTCTTCCATTGAAAGCCCTTCTTTTGCATAATTTACAACCGCTTTTTTAAGTCCTGCAAGGGCTGTTGTTGAATTTACGCCGTTCTTTTCGAATTCGGCCATAAGTCCGATTGATTGTTCGAAGGTTAAGCCCATTTCCTTGAAGACGGAATTGTTTTCAAGTGCGCTGTTCATAAGAACATCGACGGAAATTCCCGTTTCCTGCGCTTTCGAAGTAATAAGGCCAAGAACATTCGGCGTTTTTTCCGCTTCGATGTTCCAAGCTTCCATAATCTTTTTTGTTGTACCAATCGAATTATTTAAGTCTGTTTCGTTAATCTCTGCAAACTGTATAAATTCTTTTGAAAGGTCTTCAAGAACCTTCCCCGTAGCGCCGAACCTTGTATTTACTTCGCCGATTGCAATTCCTGCATTTTCGGCCGTGGTCGGTATTTCGGAAAAAACGTTGTTCATACTGTTTTGTAAACCGTCTAACGCTTCGCCCGTTGCGCCCGTTTTCGTTATGATTGTGTCATAGCCCGCGTCTATTTCGTTAAACGAAGCAACGCTTGCCGCTCCGATTGCAGCAATTCCCGCCGTAACGGGTAACATTTTCTTTCCCGCTGCTTCGGATTTTTCGCCGATTTTGGTTGATACTTCCGAAATTTTATCAAGTGCCGACGTTGAATTGTTGGCCGCTTCTTCAAGCGTTTTTAATTCTTGTTCGGTTTTAATGATTTCACGCTGCAAGGCGCGGTATTGTTCTTCCGATACTTCGCCGCGCTCAAATTGTGCTTGCACTTGCTTTTCGGCTTCTTTGAGGGTGTCAAGCTTTCCTTTCGTACTTTCGATTTGCTCCGAAAGAAGCTTCTGTTTTTGGGCTAATAGTTCGGTATTTTTCGGGTCTAATTTTAAGAGTTTATCAACTTGTTTAAGTTCGTTTTGAAGATTTCGGCTTGTCTTGTTGACTTCCGACAAAGCCTTATTTAAAGGCGCGGTATTACCGCCGATGTCGATTGTAATTCCTTTAATGCCCGCTCCCACGTTTTAGCCCTCCTTTTTTGAAAAATGTTCCCGAAGGGCTTTGCGGTCGGGTTTTGTCTGTTCCAAAATCCAACAAGTTTCAAGATATTCGCGCCCTTCTTCCGTTTGGCTTTTTTTGAATATAAAAGCGTCGCGGAGCAACGACAAATATATGTCGTATTGTATTTCTTCGATTTCGGCGAAGGAAAGGCCCGTATATTCTGCAACAAGCCTTTCCGAAATCGTCCGAATGTTGTATTTTACCGCGTCTTCGTCGTCGCCCGGTAGAAGCGGTATTTTTAGTTTGGGTCGTCCGTTGCGTACCCCGTGAATTCTGTATATTCATTGAACAGCATTATTACGTCGTCGATGTCGAACATTTCGCCGACTTCATCGGCTGTATATTTCTTCTTCTGCATATTGCAAGAAAGAATTTCGGCCGTTACTTCGTAAAGGTCGTTTATGCTTTTTTCGTCCAATGTATCGGCGTTTATATCCTTCATAAGCGCCATTTTTTCAAAAGTCCTTTTTTTCGGCATTGTGCAAATAAGCGTTGTGCCGTCGTAAAGTTTTACGGTAAAGGTCTTTTTTTGAATTTTGGTGTAATCAAGCATTATTTAAGCCCCCTTATGCTTCTTCGCCGTCGTCCGGGGTTTTATCGTCTTCGGTTGAAGCTGCAGCCGCGCCGTCGTCCTTAATTTCTTCGATAAGCTGAATTAAAGTGCCTTCGTCGTCCTGCGGTTCTGCTTTGAATTCGGGGTTTACAACTGTTTCCGCGTCTTTCGCAAAAGTGATTGTAAGCGCGGCGCTGTTTTTACCAACAATAAGAACGTACATATTGCCGTCCTTTTTGTCTTTGTGTGCAAAAAGAATAACGTATGATTTGCCGTTGTCATTATCAAGGCCACCAATTTTGACAATTCTTTTATTGCCTTCTGTGGTAACTCTTGCAGTAGATACAAGCTTGTCAACGTTTCTGCACCAAGTACAAAGGCCGAGTTTCAACAAGGCTTCTTCCTTTGTCAAAACTGTTTTTGTTACAGTTCCGAAATCGTCCGAAGCTGTATAACTTTCGGGCGTATATTCAAGAGAAGCGCCGCCCGATGTACGGCCGAGGCGGTTTTCTTCCTTTTCGATTTCTTCAATGGCGGGAATTTCCCCCGTGTATTCCATAAAATAAGTATGGCCGCTGCCGAGTACAATTCTTTCTTTTTTAGCCATTTTGATTTCCTCCAATCTTTATAATTGTTTCAAATTCATACGAAGCCAAGTGCAATTTTTGGTCTTCGAGATGTTCGCGCCATATATCAAATTCAACAGAAGACAAAGCCGCTTCGATTTTTCCTTCGATTTCTTTGTTTCTGCTTTTTGTGTATAACTCAATCGTAACTTTACAGCGATTTAAGAAGTTTTTGTCGTCGCTGCCGTAATGATGTTCGTTATCTATAAACCATTTAATATAAGGCGGGTCGGGAAGTGGTTTGTTTTTGTACGGCTTGAATTTTTCAAAAGCAACGGGAAGCCCCAACCCTGCAAGTAATTTTTCAACGTCCACCGCTTTTTATCACTCCTTCCACTTTGCTTTCAAAGTCCTTGACGGCTTTTTCTTCATTTTCCTTTATGTGAGGAAAAGCGCGGGACGTGCCGCCGTTCCGCGTTTTGTGCGGCTTTTCCAAAAGGTGCGGAAGCGTATGTCGTGGCGCTTTTACAAACCAACGTTTGCGGCGCTCTGTCGGGCTTTCGTAAACAGTTTTAATGCTTATGGCCCTTTTGTATTTTCCGCTTTCTTCGGGTGCGTCCGCGCGGGTATTCTGCAATAAATCTTCGGAAACATCGTCAACAACTTGTTTTATACCTTCTGTTATTGCTTCCGAATACAAGGTTAATTCCTTCGAAATTGCGTCGGCTAATTGCCCGATTTGAATTCCCGCCATAATTAAACACCTATTTTTTTACCGCAATAAAGTTCGATTTTGCCGTCCCTTCGCATATAGGTTCGGTAAATGTCGTAATTGCGGCCATTGATTTTGACATAAACTTCGTTGTCGTAATCGTCTATCCATAAGGAAATTTTAAATTCTGCTTTTAACCCTGCTTGCGCTGCGGAAAAAAATTCATTTTGTCCGATGCTTTCGACGGTCGCGAATACTTCTTTTTCTTCGGTCGTTTCGTCGTCTATTTCGTGAACAAGTATCACAATATCGTCATACATTGAAATATTTTCCCCCTTTGATTTTGGTTAAAAGCATATCATACGAAGCCATAAGTTTTTCGCTGTCGGGATTGCTGCCGTAATTTGCGTTTACATATGTCAAAACCGCTTCGCGTATTATAGGGTCGGCGCAATCCGACAAGAATTTGTCGGATACGCCTATACGCTTTAAATCAGCGATTGCAACTTCTGCAAGCTGTTTTATATCGTCGTCAAGAACATTGCTGCGCGTTTTTCTTACGCGCGTTTTTGCCGCGTTTAAAAGGTCTTCTTTAACCATATAAAGCCCCCTTATTCAGCGGAAACAACTTTTGCAGAACCAACAGCAACGGCCACATTATCGCCGTCAACCTCTACAACAACGATTGTTTTTCCGCTCTCTGCGGTTATTTCGTCGCTGCCGTTCCAATTAGTGTAACCCGAAGAACAAGTATCACCAACGGAAGGAATTGTCGGATTTGCTGCGATTTTATATTTGTAGCTGTTGCCGTCGGCCAAAGCTTCGGAAACGGTTATAACGGTATTACCCGAAGTTGTACCCGCTTCGGAAGTGATTGTCAATGTTGCCCCGCTCCCGTTGCGGCTATATGCCGCCGCGTCATTTACTTTTTTTTTACACGCAAGAAGCCGTTGTATGCTGCAACGTTACCGCCCGCGAATACATCGCCGCGGTGTGCAATCTGTCCCTGCTTGAATTTATAATGTGTTGAACGCTGAATGTCGATGTCCGAGAATACGGGCAATTCGTAATTTGACAACGGGCCGTAAGCCATTGCGTATTCATCGGCTTCGGTTGTTGCCGCTGTAATTGCCTTACAAGCTGAATTGATGATGTAAGGAACGCCGTCGATTGTGCCTGTATTTCCGTGATTTACCACGTTATAAACCTTCTTGCCGTCGTCTGTTCTTAAAGTTGCAAACGCCTTCAAGTCAAGCTTATTAAGGATAAGTACGGCCACGTCTTCGACATCTTCGTCGCCGCCGAATGAATAAATAATTGTATCAAGTGTTGTTGCGTCGATTTCGGAAATTGCAACGTCTGTTTTACGGTCGATAATATCCTTTGACGCGTCCGCGGGATTGTGGAAAATACCGAATAATTTTCCTTCGCCGCCTTCACCGATAAGAATTTGTCTTGAAAGTTTTTTGCGGATTGCAATTTCGGTTGAGCTTTCCACGGTATCGCTATAAGCAGCCGGGGCAAGCTTTGAAATTTCTTCGGGTTCTTCGCAATATGCTGTAATTTTGGTTTTAACCATTTCAGCATAACCGAATGTTGGTTCTGCGTCTGCATAGTCTGCGCCTTCGGCTGTGTAATCGCCTTCGCCGTAGCCCTTTACAAATCCGCGCTTGTAGCTTTCGCCACCATTCAGCGGAACAACTTTTACGCGGTCAACAAGCGAAGAAACTTCGTTGAAGCCGGGGTTTACATCTGTCGCGCTATGCTGCGGCTGTACGGTAGAAGAAGAAGTAAGGGCGCTTTTTGCTCCAAATGCGCGCGAAACTTTACCGCCCGCCATAAGTGTTTTTCCACGCTTTGCGGTGCTGTTTTCGGGGTCTGTTCCGCTTTCGCCGCCGCTACCTTCGCCGCCCGCGGGGTTGCCTTCGGGTTCTTCGCCCGCGCCTTCCGCAAGGTGCTGTAATCTTGCGCGGTTGGCCGCTTCTTCGATTTTTGTGTTTAAGTCCTCCGCTTCCTGCAAAAGCTTGTTGAGGACTTCTGTGTCTGTGGTT